AACAGGGCTAACAACAACAAGGCTAACAACAACGTAAAGGCTAACAACAATAAAGCCAACAACAACGTAAAAGCCAACAACAACGTAAAGGCTAACAACAATAAAGCCAACAACAACGTAAAGGCTAACAACAATAAGGCCAACAATAATACTAAAAAGAATAACAAGGCCAATAACAAGGCCAATAACAAGGCCAATAACAAGGCCAATAATAAACTCAACAATAATACCAAGAAGAATAACGCAAACAATACAGTAAAGGTCAATCAACCGGCAGTTAACGAAGTGAAAGTCAACGAAGTGAAGGTCAACGAACCAAAAGCTAAGGATGATAAGAAGATTTTAAAAATCAACGAGCATGAAGCCTCATCATTTAATATTGTCCCTAAAAACACACATTTCATGTAACAAGCGTTCATGATGGTAATGATTAATTTCACATTAAAAACAGAGAGGATGGCAACTGACCAACCGCCTATTAGTCAAAACTTTGTCCAAAATGGAGAAACTTTTGAAGATTGGAAGTATGAAACAACACAAAGTTTAGAAACTTTTATTGATAAACTTAGTATAAACAATCCCAAATATAATCTTTTAATAAAAGAAGCATCTGACGTTTTAAAAGATCGTAAATTATCTCAAAGACACGATGAAGAATATGGTATATATCCCGATATATCTGATCCCAATTTCGCTGCTCGTTTAGCACGTAAAACGGAGTTCTACGGACTTCGTTCAAAGAGATATGAAGAAAATGAAGATCCGTGCCGTCTTACTGAGTTTTCTCCTACATCGATTCAACGACTTGTTAGCCGATTTTTACATCCCTTAACTCCTTACAATGGTATGCTGCTGTATCACGGTGTCGGTGTCGGTAAAACCTGCTCCGCAATAACCGTCGCAGAAACCTTTTTAGACGCGGCACCCGAAAAGGTTGTATATATCATAGCACCTCAAGCGATTGCCGATGGATTTCGTCGAACTATATTCGACATAAATCGTCTTGAGAGAATTGAAGACGACGTAGAGAGAAAACTAACCGGTGAAGAATGGAAGTCTCCTCAATGTACCGGTATGACGTATCCTCGTCTTCTTGATATGGCTAACAATAGAAATAAAGAAGAGATAGGAGCTGCCGTTGATAAACTCGTCAAAGAACGATATAAAATTATGGGATATCGTGCCTTTGCCAATTGGGTTGAAAAACAGTTGGCAAAAATTCCTAGACAAACATTGACGGCCAAAAAGGTTGAAGAAAGAGAAGAGGAGATTTTACGTAAACTTTTTGACGATCACTTGTTAATTGTTGACGAGGCACATAATCTTCGCGACGCAAGTGTAGCGGAAACTGATATTGAAATAACCGACGAACCGACTGAATCGGCTGAAGAAGATGCGTCGAAGCGCGATTACATTAGAATGTCTGATGCTGCCGAGGGAAAGAAACTTACGCCTATTTTGGATAAGATACTCAGATTATCACGTGGTCTTCGTCTCATGTTAATGACCGCAACACCTATGTATAACACGGCTCCTGAAATAGTTTTCTTACTCAATTTACTGTTATTAAATGATACTAAAGGTTCTAAAAAACTAGAAGTTTCTAAGATTTTTGATAATAATGGAAAACTCTTTGATTACAAACAAAAAGATTTGGTTAGTGCTATAAAACGTTATGTAAGTTATATGCGTGGTGAAAATCCTGTCACTTTTCCTCTTCGTCTCACTCCTGATGAATCTACAAAGAGTACCAATGAACTATTTGGATTAAAAGAAAACGGCAAATTAAACTATCCTCAATTCAGTCTCTCTCGTAAGGAGTTTAATAAAAAAGGTACTGGAATGGTCTCATTTGACAATAAAGACCATATTTTAATCATGAGAGCGTTACCATTGATTATTGACGAAGGTAATGGCACATTAATCGGTAATACTTTATATGAATATTTGCGTAATCATTCTACTAGTAAAGATGCTAGAACCGAAGATGTAAAACAATTCGACTTCATTCTTGATCGTACAATGCAAATGGGAAATATTATGTACGAAGATAAAACATTCGGTAGCGATGGTTGGGATAAACACTTTGATGTGGTTTTTACAGACCATCGTGGTATGAAATTAAAACAATTCAAATGGAAAGGCCCTGTTCCAATCGAATCAGTATTTGGTGATAATCTAAAAAACCATTCTCCAAAGATCGCATCAATCGTCGACAAAGTTATTGAAGGAACCGGTATCTCTTTTGTATATTCTCGATATGTTAAAGCAGGTGCTTTGCCTATCTCAATTGCGCTAGAAGTTAGAGGCTGGGTTCGTACTCTAGCCGATGGAACCACTTTACCTCTTCTAGTTAGCGATAAACCTCGAACAATTAAAAATAAATACGCCATTCTTACATCAGATGATACGATATCACCAAACTTTAATAGTTTATTACGTTATGTTACAACTTTTAGACTTAATGATAAAAAAGAAAAAGAAGGTTCTAAAGCGAAGGCTATTATCGGTTCTCAAGTCGCATCTGAAGGTCTCGATTTGAAATGTATAAGACAAATCCATTTACTTGATGGATGGTACCATTTGAATCGTATTGAACAGATTATTGGACGAGGAGTACGTTACTGCTCTCATAGAGATTTGCCAAAAGAAGAACGAAACTGCCTAATTTACCTTCATGCTATACGTATTAATGATTACGAAACCGCCGATTTATACGCTTATCGTATTGCGGCCAAAAAAGCGCAGCCTATCGGTTCTGTTAGCCGTTTATTAAAGCAATATTCATGGGATTGTATTCTTAATTATGAAGCTACAGTTCTTACTGGTCTTGGTAAGCAACCAACTAAGGATGCTTTTTATGAAAAAACTAAACTAATTAAAAATCAACCATTAGAAGATAAACCTTTTACAAGTGCTTGTGACTTTAAGGGAACTTTAAAACCTGGCTCAAACGAATATTATTGCGAACCATATAAATGCGGCGTTGAAATTAAACCAGGTGAAGAAGTTAAGAACAAAAGTACTGAAACGTTTGAAGACTTTCAAGAAGCTTTTCTTAATGCTAAAAAGAGTCTTATAAACGAATTCAAACAGAATAAAACTGTTATGAGTGTCACCGATGCTCTCACCTATTTCAAAGATATTGACGACGAGTCGTTCAGAACAATCGGACTTCGTGATGTCCTTGATAATACAAGAATAAAGCGCGTAGATGGAGTATACGGAACATTGAAACTTTTAAATAACTATATTGTATTTCAACCAGATAAGGTAACCGATTTACGCATACCAATGGCATTACGTTATGGCAGATTCTATGATAGATCACAAGGTTATATGCATTCAACTTATGAAAATCCAGGTGTAATACTAAAACCTATAGGTAAGGAGGAAAAACCAGTAGGTAAATATGCCGATGCGATTGAAAAACTCAAACAATGGGATGAAACAATTGTAGAAATGTTCAATAAAAAAACCGGCAAATTAACACCACGACCTCTTATTCCTGAATCTTTTAATACATCAGGATGGCGATGGGTATTACGTCACTTTAATCAAGAAGGAATCAGAAATGACGCTCGATTAATCGCATTAAGTTGGTATGCTGATAATTACTGGTCTAATGAAGAACTTTTTACAGTATTAAAAGAATGGATTGAACATCCTGATTTACACGTCGAAGATAGAAAATATTCAGAACTATTTACAAAAGGTCCAAAAAGCAATCGTATAGACTTATTCAGAGGTAGAATTAATGGTTTTTACATATACAATACATCTGTTGGAGAGAAAGGTATGCTTCAAACATATTGTAAAACTGGAAATGTAATCGATCAATGTACTTCCAATTTATTAGCCGATGTCAATTCGTTAATAGGTAATCCTATTGTTTTAGCAAAAGATGTTACGGGTAAAAGTGGCACCGCTGACTATTTTGGTTTCCTAGTATCCAAACAAAAAACTACTATATTCAAGAGTGCCGATAATACTAAACCAGGAAGTTTCAGAGGTGCCGAATGTGATAATACTAGTAATCTTGATAAACATATGGAACGTATTCGAGGTATTTATGGACTCTTTAAGGATTCTACCGATACAGATCTAAATGATATTAAACCATTTTTGTTGGAAGATAAATACAATGGAGCTAAAAATGAGAATGAACTACTTTTAAAGGAATTGAATCGTATGTTAGAATTATCTGATGAAAAATATGACTTCAGTGGTGATATTAAAGATATCATTAAAAAAATCAATGAAAATAAAGCGGCAAATCCAAAACGCTTAATTCGTACCTTGAAACAAAAGATTGTTAAGAAAGAGTTTGAAGATGAGAACCTGACTGCTAAACCAATATTTAACGACATAGAAGATTTATCGCATAATCAAACATGTCCTTACATCGAGTTTTTGTTCCGATATGCCGATATGAAGAATATTGATGACAAAAGATGGTTTTTGTCAGTTGTGGATTGCGCTCGCTCAGGAATAAAGATGACATAAAGGGTCATCACGGTCTAAAAATTGAATCTATATGGATTCATTAGGAGCATAAGTAAATGATGTATCACACTATTTACTCAGACGAACGTATTGCGCTAACACCTGAAGAACTTAACGATGTTCATAGTCGTGAAGATATAAACGGCAAACTTTTACAAAAACTTGTCGATTTACATTCTTCTAAATGTAATGCGAACGGTTATGTAAAACCCAATTCCATCGAGTTGGTAGCACGCTCTGCCGGTGCTGCCGAAAACGGTCGCTTCACCGGCAATTACGTCTACGATTGTAAAATGAAATACGATGTTCTCTATCCAAAAGGTGGCATGGTAATGAACGTCCAGGTTATTAAGGTAACTAAAATGGGTTTATATGCAGTATTTGAAGAAGCGATCCGCTTCCTCATTCCTCGTGATATCCACATCGGTAATAAAAGATTTGATAGTATTCGTGAAGGTGAAGTTATTAAAGTACGACTTGAACGTAGTGAAATCAAAGCTAACGGTGAATACATTACAGCCATAGGCAAAATTGTTGATGACGAAAACGACGATGGTGCCGGTGCCGGTGCTGGTGCCAGTTCCGAAGGTACTGGATATGTCGTTGATGATATAGTTGAAGTGACCGGCGAAGATTCTGCGTAAGAGTATTTTGATGAAACACGAGCGATATATTAACTAATGTCAGCAGAATCCGCACCTACCCGATTAACTCCTGAAGAGTACGAGCGACGCAAGGCCTTTCTTGAAAACCTGAAAACTCTAACAAAGACTGAGCATATTGAAATCGTGCGAATTTTACAGAAACATTCGGCCGAGTTTTCCGAAAATCTCAACGGCATCTTTTTTAACTGTAGCAACTTGCCACAGGTGGTCTTTGACGACCTCGAACTCTTCATTCAGTTCACCCAAACTAATCGTAAGAATCTCGCTGACCGCGAACTATATTTGAGCTCTTTAACCCGGACTGTGGGCGTCGTCGTCGAGGAAGGGCCTAAATGATTCGCTGCATAATAAACTTAAATGGTCCATTGGAACGAATTATCCGATTTTATAAAGTCTAATCCGTTTCAAACATACACTGTTAAGAGCGTGGAACTATCGGTTCCTGAGCGTAAAGGGGTTTCGCACTTCCCTATTCTTTGGGACGGCGTGCCAGATGCTAACGATACAAATGATCTTGTGCTCCCTGCTCCAGCTTCTGCTCCAGCTTCTGCTCCTGCTCCTGCTCCCGTAGTCAAACACACTATCCCTGTTGCCGCCCCTAAACAATTCAAATCGCTCGAACCGATGAAAATCATTATAGACCCCATAGTACTCGGTATTGAATTCAGCGATCCCTTATACGATGCGGCGACCAAAATGAGCAAACGGGAAATGGAAATCAAAGAGGCACAGTTATGTGAATCACGTATTGACGAATTATATAAATCGCAAGGTGGACGCTCACGCGGCTGGACCAAAGCGATGCTTGAAGCCGCCATTCGTCCTCGTTGCGCCTCAGGCGGCAATCTCTACGAACTCAAAGCGGCCAAATGCCTCTTTTTATGGCAGATGCTCTCCAACGATAAGGCGACATCGGGATTCCTAGACTTTCTCTGTGTCGCTAAACAAATACAGATCGCAGTATGGAATGAAGAAAAACGTACTGTAGTCGTATATCCCGCTGCCGATTATATCGGTGACGGTTACACCGGGCCACGTGCTCTATACAATGTCTCCAACTCCGGTCATATGCTCAAATCTGGTAGTGTTCGCACCGGAAAGGATCTCGTCACATTCGCTTCGAAATACTCATGGACACTCTTGCCACCCGCATCAGTCATCCATACCCTTGAAAAACTAACAATAAGTGATTTGGAAACCATAGGAAAGAAACTAGGAATGGCCGAAGTAACCGGGTCCAAAGTGGAACGCATTGCGGCCGTGGCGGGATTCAAACTAAAGTCCCGACTCGGGGTGGTCGGACCAGCGGTCTAGCAAGGGGCAAAGATAAAAAAGTTGATGGCCCCAAGAAAAAAGTATCAGCCTTAATAGAAGTATGTCCTTAGAACTCAAGTCTGCCGAATCTACCACGCTTGATATATTATGGAAAGCGTGGGAATCCGCTGCAGTTCCTACAGAGACCGAGATAGAAGCGACATTTAAGCGTCCTGGGGGACGCGATCTCGACTATACATCGTTTCTTAATATTATTAAGCACTTACGTAGTCTCGGTCTTGATGAGGAACAACAGGAACCTAAACTCAACATTATGGTCAGCGGAGGTCTTCGTATCACTATCACCGGTGAAGATCCTGTAACACGCTACTGTCGTACTAATAGTTTAGCTGATATACCATTCAACTGCATTATCAAAGATAAGAGACAGGCTACAGCCGACGGTCCATCCGATTTAGATTTACCAGAATACGGTGTTCGTATCAAACTTCGTCGTGAAATCCCTATTAACAAGGACGACCCACGACTCATTAACGCTCTCAATAGTTGGGATTCGCTACCCAAATCGTTTCGTTACATCCAACGTTTCTCTTTCATGTCATTAAACTGGAAAGGGCTCCAATTTGACGCCTCCTTTGTACGCGAAAACCGCAAAGATGCTCGTGGCAACTACATTCAATCAAAAACATTTGCCGGTGCCAATATCATCAATCAACCTACACATTTCGAGTTTGAAGTTGAAGCATTACATGGTGCTAACAAGAAAGCACTCATCTTCGGAATCGTATCAGTACTACGAGGTATTCAAAAGTCCTTTATTCTAACACGTGAATCGGTACGTCAATCCGTATTAGCATTGATGGAAGGACAAACCGGCGCAAAGAAGGGCTCATTTCCTGGTTCTCAACCGGTCACTCTTCGTAAAGAGCACATCGGATTAGAAAAAGAGACCGATATGCCTAATATTCGCTTTGAGGATTACAACGTTACTGACAAAGCTGATGGATTACGTTGCTTGCTCGTGGTAGCAAAAACGGGTCGTATCTATCTTGTTGACCGCTCCCTCAACGTATACGGAACCGACCGTTCTATGGGACCAGATAGTGAATGGGCCGGTGCGGTCCTTGACGGCGAATGGGTAACCAACGACGCTGCCGATGCGCCGATAAGTCGCTATTACGCATTTGATATCTTTAACGGCCGACGGGGCGAAGATGTCTCCGCACGTCCTTTCTTAGTACGCGGTACAGTTGAAGCGATTAGCCGATTGGCGGCATTAAACGAAGTAGTTACCGCTGTTACCAACGCCGAATATGTAGTAGCCAATATCCCAAAAGCAAATAGTCTCTCCATTCACATCAAAACTTTCCAAACACCTGCCGATCCAACCGTTAAAGGCGGCATCTTCGCTGAAGCGGCCTCTGTTCTTGACCGTCTTTCCAAAGACGCACCATATCACACCGACGGTCTCATCTTCACTCCTAACGCTTCTCCGCTCATTAAAAACATCAATACATGGGAATCGCAATTCAAATGGAAGCCCGCTTCACAAAACTCGGTCGATTTCCTCGTAAAAACGGAAAAAGATAAAAACAGCGAAGGAAATGAAACCAACGTTGATGCTATTAATACCAAACTTCGTGAAGATACAAATCAAATTGTTCGTTATAAAACGCTGCGATTATATGTCGGTTCCTCCTCAGATCCCGCTTTATTGAACCCTCGTAATACAATTCTCAATAAGGAACCCTATCCATCTTACCAAGAGAGCACTTACAAAGAATATAGACCAATATTATTCACACCTTATCCCGCCGACCCAATGGCCTCCGTATGCTATGTGGCTATAAATGCCGGTGCTACCGACGCCGCCGACGCCTCTCCCGCCTCTAACATACTAAAATCATTAAGCGATAGTATATACTGCGAAGAATCAAAAGACGAAATTACACATAATACTATCGTAGAAATGGTGTACAAACCTGAAGCACCCGCTGGATGGCGATGGGTACCGCTCCGCGTTCGTTGGGATAAAACGGAAGACTTCTCACGTGGAATCGTCGGTGGTACTCTCAATAGCGACAAGGTGGCAAACGATGTCTGGCTCTCCATACACGATCCCATAACCGAATATATGATTCGTAATGGCTCCGTTACTGATATGATTGAAGAGGGGGCCGAAACAGAATCGCTATCCACCCGTGCCTATTATCAACGTAAGGCACCTCAACGCGATCTCAACAAAATCCGTGGATTGAGTGAGTTCCATAATCGCTACATCAAAGACGAAATTCTATTATCCAAAGTGTTGGCCAAAGGAAGTTCTGTACTGGATATGTCGGTCGGTCAGGCCGGTGACATTCATAAATGGATGAACGCTCAAGTTGGCTGGGTTCTCGGCTGTGATATCGCTAAATCCGGCCTTGAAGATAACAAAAACGGAGCCTACAGCCGTTATCTCAAATATCTCATGCGTTCTAAGAAGGGCGCCGGTGTCCCACCAATGGTATTCGTTCAAGCCAACTCGGCCGTTCGCTACGCCGACGGTTCAGCCGGTATAACACCTGTCGACCGTTCAATGTTAAGAACATTATGGGGTGAAAGTGATCCTAATGCGCCACCATTCGTTGCCGATTTACGTGGTAAGGCGGCCAGTGGATTTGATGTAGCATCTCTCATGTTCTCACTCCATTACTTCTTTAGCGACCGTAATACATTAGACGGACTTTTACGAAATATCGCCGAATCTGTAAAGGTAGGTGGCTTCTTTGTCGGCTGCTGCTTTGACGGTGATGAAGTTGTAAAACTTCTCCAAGACGTGCCAACAAACGAAACCAAGCACGGAACTGAAGGAAAGTCTGATATTTGGACTATTACCAAACGTTACGATGATAAGTTGATGGTATTACCAGAGACCGATGAATCGCTTGGTCTCGGCATCGATGTTAACTTCATCAGTATCGGCGAAACCTATCGTGAATATCTTGTTTCGTTCGGTTATTTCAAAACCCGTATGGCCGAAATCGGAATGGAACTTCTAAATGCCACCGAATTGGGAATTATGGGATTAAATGCGTCAACAAATCTCTTCTCCGTTTCGCACGAAATGGCGAGAAAGGGCGGTCTCAATTATCAAATGAGTCAGGTTATTCGTACTTTTAGTTATCTCAATCGTTGGTTCATCTTCCGTCGTCGCTCAACTGCCAATACTTTGCCGGCTCCAGTTGAAACTAAAGTTGTAGAAGAAATCGCAGAAGAGACCGCATTAGCACCAGTTGAAGTTACAGCACCTTATATATCACCAGAAGGAGTGGCAACAACCGAAGCGATGAACGCTACCGTCTCTGCTCCTACTGAACAGCCTACTGAAGTTAAGGAGGAACCCATCGAACAAGAACCTGAAGTAGAAGATGAAGTTATTGAGACTTCGACAAAAACAGAGCCAACCACATCTGCACTTGAACTCGCGACTGGTCCCGCCTTATCATTCTACTACAAATCGCCCGCCAAAGACGACCTCAAACTCAAAGAGAAGAACTGGCGTCGCATCATCAGTAGTTTCGCCTTATTCATGTTCAAAGATCCAAAGAATCCATCAATCATTTATCCAAATCTTGAAGCAGTCATCGGCTCTCTCAAATATCAACTCGGTACTAACAAGCCTGAACTCGGTGCCCAAATCTTTAGTACCACCGGCAATATCTACCAAAAGTATTTGGAGGCTCGACGAGCACTCGGCGACTCCGCTAGCGAAGAGGACCTTGCCGGTCTTCGTGATGAACTCGGTATCAGTATGCGCGACGCACAAAAGCCCGCAGCCATCAAGAAAAGCGGGGCCACCTTTGATTCTAACAAATATGTTGAATCGGTATCGGCTGAGCTCGAACCATACATTAAACAGCGATACGACGAAGACAGCATGTTCCGAAAGATTTTGGATGCGGTCAAAGAACAACGGGTCCGATTGGTCGCCTATACCGCCACCGCCGATACCGAAATGACCGGTACAATTGAAAAGGACGGTACCGTAACCGGCTTGAACTTGCTCGGTCTCGCACTTATGAAACAAGTCGGCCTAAAATGAGATTGATTATGACTATTTAAGAAAGAGAACAATGGGTGATCCTGTATCTTACGAAGCGTTGCCAACCGCACCACCACAAGAATCTCATGTATTGACTCCCCGCCCGACTGTTGAGGTCATCGAATTGGACGAGCATCGTGCCAATTTGAAATGGACTACATATTGCGGTGGATTATTAGTAGGATTAGTACTCGGTATTGGCTTGCTGATTTATTTAAGTTCGCTGCCCGGCAGGAAGTAAAAATTGATTAGAATATGTTTTTATGCCGACTTGGTATAAAAAGATATGCCACAATCGATAACGGACGGAGCCCTTGCGTGGCAACGTCTCGCTGTAGTAAACAAGCACCCGCGCGATGAGCGCATAACATTTGATGAAGAGACACATAAGTACACAATCGATGGATCGCGTTACGATATTTCATGTACCGGCTTCGTCCATAGTTTCTTTGGTGATTTTGACGCCGACGAAATCATCAAGAAGATGATGCGAAGTCCTAAATGGAAACCTGGCGAAAAGTCTTACGATAAATACTCACAAATGACTCCTGATGAGATTAAAAATAAATGGAAGTCCGATGGCGACGAATCTAGTGATGCCGGTACCCGTATTCACTTAGACATTGAACATTATTATAACTCTGATCCAATCGGTAATATGGCCGCTGATGGTTGGGAAGCGAATCAAAGCACCGAATGGGGTTATTTCAAAAAATACGAACGTAAATGGCGTCTGCCCCAAGGATTCAAACCGTATCGCACCGAATGGTTAGTATTTAATGACGAAATTCGGCTCGCTGGCTCCATTGATATGGTCTACTCCAAACCTGATGGTACTTATGCTATTTACGATTGGAAACGCTCCAAGGAGATAAAGTTGGAGAATAAATATCAAAAAGGTCTCGGTCCACTTGCTCATCTTGACGATTGTAATTACTGGCATTATTCTCTTCAACTCAATAACTACCGTACGCTGTTACAGAAATTTTACGGCCTGGTGGTCAACGAGTTGGCTCTAGTTGTCCTACATCCTAACAAAAAGTCGTATCAGATTGTGCGGCTCAACTTGATGGATACGGAAGTGGATGCGATGTGGAATTTTCGTCGAGAACAGTTGGCTGCCATTGCTAACGGTTTGCCGCCCGCTGTATTAAAAGGCGGTCACGAAGAGGTTGAGGATGATAATATGGAGGAGACTCAAGAGGAGGAATGTCTGTTTGTCGCCGAATAGGGGACGAGCGCGTTAAACTTTTTTAATACATAAAATAGAGATGGAACTTTGGAAACTTCTTTTTATTCTACTGGTCGTATCGGCACTCGGTACCTTCGGTGTATTCGCTAAATGGCGTAATCAATTCATCGATGGACCATTTACTTTAAAGCGAAGTCATTTGAAGCACGTTAATTATAACTATGCCAAGGAAGGATTTGGAGGCGGCTTCGGTGTAGGATTTAATGGAGGCTTCGGCGTCGGTGGAAACGGTGGCTTCGGCAGTGCCATCGAACCCAATTTCGGTAGTGTTGGCGTAGATGATAAAAAACTCAATCGCTCCGAATCGTTCGTTGGCGGTGGTGGCCACGGAGGCGGTGGTGGTCGCGGAGGTGGTGGTGGCCGCGGAGGTGGTGGTGGCCGTAGTGCCGGACCTAGCCATGGCGGTGGATTCCACGGTATGACTCACGGTGGTGGCGGTCAATGGGGACATCCTGACGGTTATCACGGCCCAGGCGGATACGCCGGTCCCAATGTAGGAACTTGGCACGGATATAGCGGAGACGATGGTTGGGGCGGTTGGTACGGCTGGAGTTTCCCATGGGCTTGGTATGGACCTATGGAAATTGGGGTAAGCTGTAATGACGATTCCGATTGCGGTCAAGACGGTGTTTGCGGTACAAATGGATACTGTCTTAATACCGCTACTGAACCACTTCCTGTTGAAGAATATTAAACTAGTTTCGTTTTCTTATCAAGAGATCGTGTTTGATAAGAAAAATCTGGTTGTTTAATGATTGCGACGGGTCTTAGCTCTTTTTGAACGAGACTTACGAGTCTTTTTAACATTATTAATATTCATTTTATTCATATCAGCAAGTTTAGTTTTAACATCATTAAGAATTTCTTGCGCTCTTAAATGAACTGTCTCTGGGTGAGAACGCACTGACATATTAAAATTACACATATTTCTGAATAAATCTACAAACTCTATAATTCCTTTAGCGTAAATATTTATTTCACTGTTATTCAATGATTTAATACGTGCTTTTAAAGTTTTTTTAACTTCATCAATTTCATTTTCTGCTCCGTATGGTGCTGGATAAAGCATCACAAAAATTTCAGTTAATACAAAACCGAGACCAAAGTTATCAAATGTAGGAATTGAATATGTTGTTAATAAGACTTCTAAATCGAGATTATCATCCTTATCAAGTTTGTTTTTTAAGAATTTGATTGTATTTGATAAACCGCTAAATATTCTAAACAATTGAAGTTCTACGTTATCATTGATATAGTTGTATTGTCTAATTTGACTAAGAGCGTATTTTTGAAAGTCTTTAAGAGTTAGCAAATCTAAATCGTACATAAGTTGTTGAGCGGTCATTGGTGCCCTTTTTACAATATTACGAAGTGTATCAAGATGAGGAATAAACAGAAGTTCAGGTGGATTGTTATAAAAATTAAAACTATAAGTTTCGATAAATTTATGATATGGTCGCAACCAATCGAAATCGATAATGGTCATAGTGCCGTCTTTTGGATTAATAGTAACGTTTGATTCTCGAATATCACCATGAATGTAAAAATGTTCCGCTAAACTGGCAGTTTGAGACAATAGTTTCACTGTCTGCTCCATAATATTCACAATCGGTACTTCACGAACTTTTTTATAAACAGTATTAAGTCTATTAATACTTACTCCAAGATTAGGCATACGGGTAGCAAAAAGATTGCCACTTGGAATTTTAGCACCAATTTTTGTCTGTAAACTGAGAGGCAAATTAGACTTTTTGTAATGGTATAAATAATTATGTAAACTATGACCTCTATTTTCTCCCATGAGTTCGGGTAACTGCTTAGCAATCTTTAGAGCAGATTGTTTATCGTCTTCGTCGTAAAAAAGTTTTGTGACATTGTCAGGATATTCGGCGATTACTCCATTTTTCATATTTGGTAACGCAGGTGCAATCACTTGGCCGAATCCACCAGATCCAAGAATATTGTACATACGTTTTGATAAATTTATGTGATTGGGATTTAATGGGATTTGGTTTGACGCACTTATAGTCGTCATATCTAACTTGTACATATAAAAAATTGAAGTATCTAAAGTCGTCATACGAACATGTTATACATAAAAATGGTTAGGGTTATCGACTTATCAGGTCCAGACGGAAATGCCTATGCTCTACTTTCCTATGTAAATGAGATAGGCAGACAACTCGGTTTTGAAAGTTCTAGAATTCAAACAATAAAGAATGAAATGAAAAAGGGCGATTACGAGCACTTGTTGTCCGTTTTCTATAAAGCGTTCAATGGGGTCGTCGAGTTGCGAAGAAACGATAAAGTGTTTGTGCCCGTGGTCGCCTAAATGAGAGTGTTCGCTGTAGCGGTCGCAGTCGCGGTCGTGGTCGCGGTCGCGGTCGCGGTCGCGGTTGCTGGTTGGCGTGGCGGTGGTGGTGGTCTGTATCTTTCCAAAACATCGATCGGCTTGAATTTTCGATTGAATTGCTTAGAAATATCTTCAAAACACTTATTACAATACTTTACAAGCTCATCAATCTGATTTTTAATTGTTGTTTTATTATGGCCCTCTTGTAGAATTTGTTGCATAATTTCTTGAACGCCACCACTAAACAACTGAGAAATATGTGTCTTCGCTGTGCGGACGCGCATATCTTTTTCAGATCTTTGTAATGATGCTTTCCACTCCTCTTCAGTCAAATCGCCAGTCATATAACGAACACGGAATATACGTAACATATTCTCAGTATTTGTGTCATCATTACGATTCAAATCGTCCATTTCTCGCCCAATACGGTACGCTTCTGCAATGTATAATTTTGTTAAATCTTCCTCAGCCATAGCACCTATATCACGGCGAGAATGGTAAGGTGGATATCTTTGACCGTAAATAGCAAATATGATTCTACGGTCGTCATTAACGGCGCACATATGTGGTCCTTGAGCATCGGCCGCTGTACGTCCATGGCTACGCAACCATTCAAAGTAATGCGGATTGTGAATTGCGTTATTCAATATCTCCTTTCCAGTTCGCCAATTGAATCCAGTGTTACAATTAGTACACCACATTTGGTCGCATCCTTCAATCTTACAAATGCTGACACCGCATTTAGGACACGACTTCGCTTCACGATTAATGAGCGTTGCCGTCGCAACATCATCAGGATTACAATGGTGATTAGGGTCGTCGCGTTGCGGTCCCTTAAGCATATGACAATCGGAGCAAGTGTATAGACTACAGAGACCGCATTTCCAAGCGGTAGAAAGAAAGCCCTTACAATCTGGAGCAGGACATGGCTTAATAAACGCCGCGACCGGTGTTTTTGCGACTGCGGTGGCAGTGGAGATGTTGGTGTTATTTGGATCTTCAGGCATACGATGACGTCCAAAAGAACTGATGACCGTGTTAATGTGGCGCAATCGGGTTTCTACTGTATCTCGTTGACGAGCCAACTGTGAGATTTGTTTTTCAAGATCCTGAAGTTTTTCCACTTGAACCGGTTTCTCTTCTCTTGCCGCTATAAGAGCAACAGCATCACTCTGTGTGCCAGGAAGACGAGCCTTTTCACGGTCGGCGAGCACCTTCTCACGATGCTCTTTGTACGTCTTGAGGCGAAAATTCTGAGTCATTTCACCATCAAGGAAGTTACGCTCCCATCCGCGGTCACATTCAACATTGACACAACGGGGCGTATCGGTAGTTTCATTTAATAAATAGGTTTGGAAGCAGGAACGACATATCTGTATTGAGCAATGCGGACATGTCGTTGGGCAACGAATGGTCTGATTGAATTTCTCAAAACAGACACAGCAGGTAGTAACAGTTTTAGGCATTTTATCTATTATTGATTGTTTATTAATCTAATCGTATGCCATCAATTTTTTTAAAAAAAGGCTCAGGATCGATGGTGATTATATCGGTAATCGCTCTTCAGGATATGTTAAACCGGCGGTATATTCTGTAGGTTGTCGTTCTCTAAACAAATCCTTTACCGCTTTATCGATTTCGGTAAATGTTAAAGCTGATTCAGTTTCACTAATACCTTTTACAGGAATAATACGACTTATCTTATTACTAAGAATCTCGTCTGCCAAAACAAATGTACGTATAAGTTCATCGGCAAGTCGCGCAGTCATTAAAGAATAAATGTCAACATCGGTGCCAAATCGTTCTGGTTTTTTCGTATGAATCATACATTTATCACCTTTCCAAATACAGCCTCCTTTACAATCAGAACTATTTTTAATGCTTGTACAATTACGTCTAAAGTCGTAAGGTTTGATATCGTTGCGATCATCTAAAATAACCCAATCATCAACATGTGGTTTCAAGGCTGCTTCTAATTGTTTTTGTAAATAGTATAGCGGTTTATTGTCTATGTATGCTTGTTGAGCATTTATTATTTCTGTTTTTAGATTACCATTAATATCTTTCTTCCCTAAATATTCGGCCAAAGTGATTCGTAAGTGTTGATACGCTTCCTCTAATTGTTCCTCTTTTGTATAATATCTTAGACTACTTGTTTCATATTTTAATGATGGTTCCATCCAAGCTCTATTCCAAGGTTTTGTTTCTATTGAAAGTTTATAAGTATTTTTTAGTTCTTCATCTAACTTTTGACTAGCTTTAGTGCTAATTATAGGTATAATGATTCCGCAACTGAGTTCTATTCCAGTATATTTACCATTTTCCTTGTATATCTTTATAGGAGTAATTCTCTTATAATCGTATGTTTTTTCTTCACTTATAATTTTTCCATATTTATTTAATATTGATTTATAATCTCTATAATTGGCGGGATCATCAAAATAATTATATATACTTTTATAATCTTTCGAAACAGATCCATCATCAGCACAAGGTATGAAAACTCCATCATCTAATACAATTCCTACCAATCTATTACTGCGCTCACGAAAGAGTCTTATTTTATTTGCTTTTATGGTAGGATTTGTTTCCAGTTCTAATAAAGTTGGAAACTTGGTTTCTTTAGTCGCCCAAATATGAAAGGGTTCTAAATGACGACCGCATCCCACTTCGCTTGTATAAGTTGTTAATATATCATAAATATTAGGAAAATCTTTACCTTTTGATAAATCTAATAATCCATAAAGTTCTTTTTCATTAATATTTTTACCATTGTATAGTATAAGTGGTTCATATGTGTAAATGCCATGAGATACTTCTGTTTGTAATATAAATAGAAATGGAAGAGTTGGTCTTAGATCCTTATATGCTATACCAAAGTCAGGACATTCAATAACAGGATCCTTATCTATTCTTAATACAAAACGTACTAATATGAATCCTTTGGTAGTAAATAAACCTGGCACTTCGAACAAAGATTCAAATAGTCTGAGTTCTTTTGGCTCGACATCGTTGGCCAAATAGTTTTTGAATCGCTGCCATGCTTCATTCACTTCGTCCTCCTTTTTACTAAAAATCTTATTTCTACTTGAAAACTCGTGAACAAGCGTACCATAATTCGCCTGTTCAAATGCATTCTTAAACTCATCATTTTGTTGTTTAATTCGCTCCATCAACTTAGTTTTGAAAACCTCAGGGTTCGATTCAAAATAGTTGTTTATATTTTTGTTATCTATATCGTATTCGTTTACTGCATATTCCGCCCATGATAATAATGACATAAATAATCGTCCTGGTTTAAGAATATTAGAGGACCCATCATCAATCACATATTTGATAAATGCACGCGCTGGCTTATTCTCATCACCGTATGGTAATAAATAAGATAGATTGCCTTGCTTTTCTACACCACTTTTCGTTAAAAAGTCGTCAGGATTTTGTCCTATAAACTTATTTACTACAGGAGGAGGTATAGATATTTTTCCTTTAGCAAGCGGAATCCATTCTTTGTTTATACGACCAAATACATTCTGGTTTGGGATAAAATCTTTGTTATCTTTATCATTCAAGAACGGTCTCAAGGGTCTAGATTGCAAACCTCTATCAACAGGTGCGACTCTTTCATTTTCAACTACGATTTTATCAGGTTCTGCTGTACCGATCTCCTTTTTCTCTAATTCTCTATCCTCAGGATCTCTCAATCGTATCGGTCCTGGTAATGGATTCATTGAACCATCTGGTAAAAATATGTGTTTAGGATCTTCGAAACAACATGGTAACGCAAACTGTTTAGGATGATGAAGTTTGGTTAAAAATCCTGAATATTTTGCTAGTTCGCGATAAAGAACTGTTTGACCAGGTTCAGGTTTAACTTCATTCGTAATCAATGTTCCATTACAAAAAGGACACGCTTTTTTACTTTCAAACTCCGCCTTGAGCAAGGGTAGATCATCCTTTAGACACCAGTATTCTGTACAAATGTAATAATTCAAATTTTTCTCATTAGTACCGGTTATAGTAATGGTCCACGTAGGCCTTTTCTTTTTCTCTTCTCGAAGTTCTTCACTATTGAGGTCATCTATTTCTTTTGTTAGTTTTTTATGTCTTGATTCAAGTTTCTTATCAAGTTCGTTAAGACTTTCTACCAATTTTGTATCATCCTTGGTTTCATCATCATAATACTTCTTTTCAAACTCTTTTATTATTTGATCATAACTTCCAGTATTAATTGTTTCGGTGAATCTGTATTTTCTCGCTTCATCGGTAACACTCCAATCCGATTCAAGAGGATATCCCTTAATAAGCGAATATCTTTCAAACTCTGCTACTTCTACTTTATCGGTAATGGTAAATATGTTTTTTATCAGTGTTTTCAATTTGGCTTTTCCGTCTGGTTTCAAGAGTTTTTCTTTTAATTCAAGCATCACTTTGTTTTGAGCGATGTCACCTGAAGCCTTTAACTCGTTAAGTTTCTTTGTTCTCTCATTGGATGCTCTAGAACTTCCTACACTGCCGATTAAAAGCGCATTTTCAAGCGTTTTGTTTAAAACAGGGACTTCTAAAAAGTTTACTTTATCTCTATAAATGGCTTTAATTTTATTATAAGTCTCTTTTGTGATTACAATTGGCTGTCTAGGCTTCTGACAACGAGCACTATATGTCTTAAGTCTTTTATCGCCGGTTACTTCAAATCCAAATAGACTTTTATCTCTGGCTCTTAACCGATTAAGAATCCAATCTGCACTATATTGATCTAAAACCGGCTGACCTTTTGAAGCTGTACGTTTAGGAACTATCTGTTCTACCGATGGTTGTTCCTCTTCCTCCTCTTCCTCTACTCCTTCGTTTCCCATCATTCCTAACAAAACTGCTAAATCGTACTTTGATTGGTTTTCTTCTGGCACGGCCTCCTCTGATTCTACTTGTTCTTGTTCTTGTTCCACTAACACCTTATCTTCAGATGTCAATAATACTGTTAAGAGTGATAATATACGGCATAAGTTTCTAGTTCCGCTATGTGGATCTCGGCAGCCAGTTATAACAATATTGTAATTAGCGTCTTTGTAAATACTTATTAATATACCGTCATTGTAGGCTGCAATAGTTAAGTCTTCGTCTAATGGTTCTTCTGCATCAAAACACGACTTGCTGCCAAGTATCTCTCTATCTCTGATTCGTACGGCTTTCTTAGTATCTGTCTTATATGCTAAAACCTGTTCTGAATGGATTCTTTCCCATTGATCAAAAGCCTCTGTTGCTTCATCCAAAGTTATGCCAAACTCCTTTGTCAATTCTGCTGTCGGTGAAAAACTTTCGTTCGCTTTTGTATTAAAACTCAGCATCGTCAAAAAGTTCATAATAGGGTCACTAGACTTTACAAAATTACTTACAGCCTTATAACGTAAAACGGCCAATTCTGATCCACTCTTTGGTTCCTCATAAAACATAGGCAAAAATCCATTCAACCGTGCTCCCAATTCGTTCGCATCGATAGTTATTGCTTCATCATTAGCATTTTTTGGAAACTCTAATGTATATTTAGCACTTAAATCGCATAGTTTGAATTGTCCACTACTCCAATCGGTAGTATTGGCTAACATACCATCGACAACTTTTTGCGCATTATGCATAATATTATCATCTTTGGAACAATCTATCGACTGTCCTAAGCGTGGACTGCCAATGTAAAACTCAGCACTACCGTCTTCGTAAATGCGAAGAGTCCAACATAATCCAAGTAGATTTCTGTTTTTTAATACATCTACAGGAAGTTTTATCATGATCATTGCTCCCATATCTACAGATGGTCTATCGGACATCAAATGATCTAAAATCTCTGGATTACTGATTAAATAAGTATCGCCTTTTTTGGCGATTTTTGTTATTGGAGGAATACGATCACTGCCTGAAAAAAATCTTATAAACGGTCTGTTTTCATTAGGTTCTAAATTACGAAACAGTATTTCAAGTGAAACTTTGTCGTATTTCTTTTCATTATTTGAGCTAAATAACGCGGTTCTGAATATGTAAATCTCATTTAGTTTTGGAAACTCGGTATTCTTTTTATTCGCCAGTTTCGCATTTATTTTATTCAAACTGGTTTCAATACTCCTACGAAAAATGGTAAGTGAGTTGAGTTCATCTTGACTGATTTTTGTGCTCATCGGCATAACAGTCAACTGAGGAAAATAGAGACGAATAAAACCTTCAAAAATGGCTTCACTTGGCTTTTCTCCTTTCAAAACGGATTCTAAAGTCCAAACATGAATCGTTTTGTTTAATAAATTACTATCTTCTAACGTAATTCCATACTCAACTGATGGGGAGACCGCCATTTTAGCACCTTCTTGGTATAAATGCGGATCCGGTTGTTTTGGTGCCTCAAGAGGATCCTTCAATAATCCATCATTTAACAACCATGTAAATTCAAGCGGTCTGAATAGGACAGGTTTTGTCGGTTCTTCTACCGCAATAAATATCTGTTCCAAAGGCGTTGTTCCAAGCGCTAAAGTGATACGCTGTTTCAAATTAAAAATTGTTTCAAAGGGATATACATTTTCAATTTGTTTTATGGTAGTGTTTTCTGGATGAAACTCTACCATAATATTCCGCGGTCCTAAAGATTTAACCGGGGGCGGATTGATTATATCATTTACAATCGTATCCATCGCTATTGTGGTTTGCGTTTTCAGTTTGCGGATTTATGCCGAAAGTCCGTCTTCAACGGTCTCCTTATATTTCGGCGCATCCGTAATATGAACTCCACAATACTCGACAGGATGTGCTGCGAAATTGGTATACTTATATACTCCAATCGCTTCTGCCTGTTCTAACAACCAGGCGAAATGGTTCCAAAACTCTGGTGTATGTCCAATAGAACTAGTTCCAACGTGACTCATTTCGTGTAACGCTACAAAAACTATGACGTTCTCTTGTACTAACTCTTCCTTATCATCGCGTTGGCGAAGACACATGAAAATCTGCTCACCCTTATTAACACTATAAGACGTATATTGCGCATCAGGTGTGGATTCGCTAAATCGCTGTGCCGAACAATCGAAATTATCAATCATCTGCTTCACAAACGGTTTCTCATAATACTTATTTTTCACATATTCACGAAGTTTGAGTAGGCGACCGCGTACACGTGCGAGACGGTCCGCTGCGTCCTGTTTATCGGGAAGATTGCGTACCAAATACATTTCACCATCAATTGTTGATTTAGTAAGTGCCACCGGATACTTAGATTCCTTCATAGAAAGTCCAGCATATCCCAAACCTAATATTCCCGCTAAGAAAGCCCATGGAAGAAGAGAATCGTTCATATATCCTTACAATGGGGATTCAAAATCTGATGCGGGGTCAATATTACTTAAGGCTTATCCTGATTTAATTATTAAAAATGTATGCTTTCAATCCAGAACAATTATCAAATGAGTATGTATCTCATGTTAATGAATTAGAACCTATATTAAAAGATATAGTAAAGATTGTTACTGATAGCGGTGCTGAATTAGAAGGAAATGCGTTTTACCATAGTGGAACTTTTTACATCTATCCAGAACTTTTCAACAAACAGGTAAACTTGTTTTGGTCCGGTAAGCAGGCTACCACACGTATTTGTGAAATCGGATTTAACGCCGGCCATTCCTCCATGTTAATGTTGCTTGGAAGAGATAAGACGCCAATAGACTTTACAGCGTTTGATATTGGTCATCACGCTTACACTAAGCCCTGTGTAAAATACATTCAATCCAAGTTTGCTCATGTTCGTTTGGAATATGTAGAAGGAGATTCAATAATTACTATGCCCAAATGGATTGAAGAAAACAAATCACTTATCGGATCTTATGATGTAGTTCATGTAGATGGCGGACATTCCGATGAATGTATTGTAAATGATATGAAGAATGCCGATATTCTTGTAAAGAAAAACGGCTTAATTATTATTGATGATACACATCACGATAACATAAACTCTTATCTAAATCTGTTTTTATCATTTGGTGACTATAAAGAAGTTAAGGTTCTAGAGACTAAGGGTTATCAACATAGAATAATACAGAAAATCAAGTAAGTCTATGTGATTTTTTGAAATAGATACATGCTATGTATGCTTTTCAAAGCGTGATTATAATGTTTAAGCAATTTCGAGAACGCGTCTGTTAATATCTGGTTCAATGGTACTGTTGAGCCATGGACTGACAGCGACTTGTGGATTGGGTGGTTCAGAACGGAGATCCCAACTGGCGTTACGGAGGGATTGACCGACAGTGTTTACACCAATTAAGGCACCAGCGTTCAAGAAGTTCTTGCCGGCAATATCACCGGCTCCCTGTGGATTGACCTGAGCCCATTTGGAGTTAGGATCATTTGGAAGTAGTTCTTGAGGAGCGAGCTGGTTCTTTGGGTAGCAGTTTGATGGTGTAGATGCAGCGGCGAATGGCATTGGAGATGGGGCATCTTGGAAGCCTTCAGTCATCTTCATATTCATATTGTTGTTGTTATTGGCACTTGGAGGAGTGTCGGGACTGACGGTAGTTCCTAATGGTGTGGCGTTTTGAGGAGCATTCATGATACGGGCCAAGTCAACTGGTCCAGGATTTGGGAATGCGTTGGCTGGTGTTCCAGTCATAGACTGAGGTCCAGAGGTGTTGACAACATTGCCGGAACTCTGGAATCCTTCTCGTCGCTTACCCTTCAAGAGACCACCAAGTGTTGGGTCTAAGACAAAAAATAATCCCAAGGCTACCAAGATGGCAATACCGACCAAAAGTGGGGTTCGTGAAGACATCGTTTTCTCTAATTCCCTTGTTTGTATTTTTTTTATGGCTATGCGTCTGATTCATCATCGCTTACCCAATCGCTAAAATTGGACTCATCATCGGACAATTCATATTTTTCGTGGAACTGGTGGTACTCGTCTAAAGCCTTATTGCGCGCTTCATCAGCAAGCCGGAAGAGCACCTTCACTTTCTCTTTAGCATCCGCCTTCTCTTTGCTTATTAATGCCGGGCTACGTAACTTAAATTCATTATTAGAAGGATCCGCTTCCAAATCGGCTATCTCCTCAATCTCTTGGGCCGGAACAGCAGAACTTTGCCAGTCAAAGTCAATAACCTCCTTCGCCGCTTCCAAAAACTTGACAGCAAACTGCGGATAAATAGTAGACCGGGTAATAATAATACCTTTCAATTCCAAATCAACAATGAAATTAATATCTGTTCTGGCGTCATTAATCAAAAGTTCTTTAGTTGTATAAGGACTCCACTGTGGTTTGTTATCAGTATCGTATATCATACCCCATTGTGGTGTAATACGTTCCAACGAATCGTATGTAGGGCGATTTTTGAAAAGAGTATCCGTCTTTATCAGTTCTTGAAGTACAGTCTTTTGTAAAGCGGATATCTTATGCTGTTGTGAAATGTCGGGATGTATCACTTTGTTAGTCATTAACAATCGCAAATCAAGCGGCATAGGTTTCGCCATTGGGACATAAAAATAGGTATTGTTTCCATCTATACGGCGTTCCGGGACTCCAAACATCTCTTCTCTGTTTTTGAACTGCGATGTACATTGAAAAATAGTTCCGCACCCCAATTCAATGGAATCTCGTGACCGCTATACAGAGGCGACTAACGACTTAGCCGAACATATCGGTGATAAGATACTTATTTTACTTCGCTCTCCGGAAAATCAAGTACGTATTCAAACAGTACTCGATCCAATCATTTCCCATATTATCAATCGTATTTTCCCATACATATTATTATCGGCAATACTTTTCTTAATATTATTCATATTGACGATAGGAACATTTTACATGGTTTTGAGAACCTCGGCTGCCGTCGGTTATACTGCTAAAATATCCGATTGATAAAGAAGCTGGTATTCGCAATCGTTCATATCTTTCAATTGTTGATGACGTAATTCTTCCAAATAGAGCTCTTCAGTTTTAAAACTATCCTTATCTCTTTTTATCCAAAGATCCCATTTAATCAACTGTTTCTCATTCAACAAATCTTCAATCTTATCGTAAGTACCTTTGAGTATATTTAACGCTCTTTCGTATAAGCTAGTATCTTTCACATTCATAGATTTGAGGAAATGTATTAAACTACCCTTGTATTTAATGACGTTGTACGATTCGATAAATCTCAAAGATAGTTTATGATTCGTATAGTCCGATCCCATTAAAATACACATTTCAAGAAATTGTGAATAGGTTATTCCAGCTTCTTTTAGAATACTCTTCAAATTATAAGAGACCCATTCGTTATTATCACCAATAACTGCTAGGCCTTTTGGAACAAGTAAATTATTAACGCCTCGAGCCAATAAATCCATATCATTTGTCATTACTGCGTCCAATTGACCCTTACGAGCCATATACGCCAATACATTATCCGCTTCACCGTTGGCATTCATGAAAAGCACGCCTGCTGCATATAGCAACTTCTTCACCTCATCACGCTCCTCAGTAGTAACATATATCGACGATAATGTAAGTTGATTCACCTCTTTTAATAAGAGCTGACGCTGTTCATCGGTCATATTTTCATTTTCAATATCAACCATTAACTTTTGTCTTTTCTTATCACTTCTCTTCCTTGTCTCAGAACGTAGACGAATCGTATCCTTCTTTTCATCAGGAACTTTACCGTCAAATATAGGAATAGGAATCATATTATATTTTCTACATTGCGCAATAAGTTGAGCAATGTATTTAATAGGATTTACTTCATTTGCTTTTGCTTTATAGATGAATCCAAGAATATCTATACCAATTCGTTTATTCTTATACGATTCCCAATTTGGTGCTTTTAATGTTTTTGCTGCGACCCATCTGATCCAGCCTGTTAATCCACGGATACCCATTTTTATAGTTTTATAGTTTATCGGTTTGAAAACTCAAAATAGTTATAAAACGAAATCAATTTTTTCGGGGCAAACTCATACGTAAACTAATATTAATAGGTTTTGTTCGTTTTGCTATTTCACGTAAGCGTTCTAGTTGCGGTGTCACCAATCCGCACATAATATACGATTCTTCGGCCTTCGTTTCACCATGACCCGCTACCCATAAAAACTCTATGTGTGGTGCTAAAGCCGCTTTCAAAACATAATACGCAAATACACTCGTATTTTCACGCCATGAATCGTTCGCCCGTGCTAAAATCTGAACCGCTTGAAATTCCTGCCATTTTCTCTGTTCTTCCCATGGAACACCATACCAGGCACAGGCAAGCCACTCGGCGAAAAGTTCCGTCCACGCTTCGAACAAATGAGGAGTGAGTACATCGGTCTTATTCATTTTCCAGCATGGTGCCGGTACCGGTGCGGTCTTCCAATCCCATCGCATAGCATGTATCACTTCATGAATAAGCACTCGCTCCCATTCCTCTTGGCGGTAAATCACGATATTCGGCGTATTGATGAAGGTCCATCCGCCATTCACCTCCTTCTTTGTCGGCCATTGGTCCGCTCTCAACAATCGCGGATCACGGCGATACCATAAATAAATATTAAGATTCGGTGCAGCACCCATCCAGGTAAGAATCGCGTCCGCGGTTTGTCCTAAACTCTCTACAACGCTTGAATCTTCGGTAACGATAGTAAGTTTGCTACCTTGAACTAGGTCAATACTAAACGCTTTTGTCTCAGGATTATTGAATATAGAAAGAATTGTCTCTTGTTCCCATCCGCTAAGGATTTGTTTTTTTGCTTCTTCTAACTCGCTTGACAACAGTAGGCGCGCTATCGGCTGGTGTCGCAGCGGCGGTATCGGCACCGACTTCAACAGTGCTAGAGCAGACTGGTAGTTGCTGCTCATTTTGTATAGGCTTCTCTTTTTTAGCATGGGTTGAAGAGGTTCTCACCGTTTCGAACAAAAAGAGTACGGCTGATTCTAGTGAAAGCGGTGTACGATACGATGTATGTGGTTCAGCCGTTGTCAGCGACTTCATTGCGAGCCAGAACACGTGCGGTTCTAAGAGATGATGCTGACGCTGAATGGCGGCGGCGCAACTATCAATAATCTCTGGACCCGGTTGGCAGAAACTGAGTGCCTGATAAACGACACTACGTACCCATTGAACTACTTTCAAGTCGGGCTTTCTGGGCGATCGCGCATTCGTAATCAGTGATTCAATCATTTCGTCATAAAAGTCCTGAATACGGCGGGGCCACTGGGTGGGGGTCGGATTTGGAATATACTTCTCCATCTCCTCTGCTCGTTCCGGTCGCCCTTCGCACTTATCGTACGCCAACTGATTGGCGAACGCCGGCGGAACCCTCTGTTGCCAAGCACTAAATGACATTCGCGGCATACGATAACGGACAAAGGCGTCGTCTAAGATCGCTAGCGGGCCGGTAATCTCACGTGCGGTAAGCCATAACATACCAGACGCTTCTGGTGGAAGCACGAACTGCTGAATTATCGCACGCACACGAATAGCGGCGGCTAGTGAGAGACTATGGGCGCGTCTTAAAACGACAAGTTTGCGAGAGGAGGAGCGGAGACTATTGAGAACATCGCCACTAGAGAAGAAACTGGTTAGAAGGTCACCGATAATCTGCTTATCCTGCATAGACAGATTCGGAATATCTATCTCAAAATGATATGGACTGGTGAAAACTCGGGCTTCATAACTATCGCCCACTGTAAATGTACGCGTCTCTAGCGGATAAGAGATCTGACCTTTATTTGCCTCCTCAATAAGGCGTCGGAGCTCTTTGGTTTTACCAGACCCAGCGGGTCCAATAAACATGTATGGAATATCCAATCGCTTCATCTTGAATTAAAGATGGGGCGATGGTTTTAAACGGTTGGTGTTTATTGATTACCGGTTGCCATTGTATCACGTAAATTGCTTATTGTGATAGTTGCGATACTGGCGGAAATGAGAGAGGATGGTAATATGACAATCATCACTACACCGAGAATGAATTGAATCATTTGTGTGGGATTATGACTGAAGTGATAGAGTGCTAATGCGTAAGCTACTAGCGAAGCTACAAAACTAAAAGTTGTGACTATCGCCAAAAGTTTGGTGTTTTGGGCCGAATCTTTGGGGATGAGTGTTCCAAATGTTACTCCAGCAATGACCGCCAACATTACACAAATGGCGATGGCCACAATGTATGGTAAGTTAAAGGAGGACATATTCTATTATAGGTGCCGATTATTCCGGTCACCTTCTGCGACCGCCAACTTTCGCAACCGTTTTAGCAGTATCACTGAACGCCGTAGAGAATGTATCCCACTTTACTCCGGTACCGGGTGGCGTTGATATAATAACTACAATACCAAAAAGTATCAAAAGAGAGATGATTAGCGGAACAAAGAATCTACGAAAATAGACGTCTTTGATTTCAGGATCTCTACCCGTTTTTTTCGTTTTTGTAATATTACAAGAACTGGAAGAATCCATTTACAATGGAGCGTGAATTTTATAAAGATAATATAAGAAGCAGTAAAGGAATGTCTACATTCCAGTGTAGTCCTGCGTTACACCGCCGGGATGGGGAATCATGTTTGCCACATAGTGCTCTAGAACGTCTCACTCGTGCGTGGAATAAGACGCATCCCCGGCATAAAATAAGCGTCCGTAAAACACGTAAGGCAAGTCGTAAGCAAAACGCAGGTAAAGATGAACCAAATCTACCTTTATGGCACCAACTGCGTGAAAAGATGAAAACTCATTACAATTGCGACACAGAGTTCTGCGCAATCAAAAAAGTACCTGGGCTCTCTGACAATGAAAAGGGTGAATTAAAGAAGTACTTCAAGCCCGAAAAGCCCGCCAAATGGGATAAGAAGCCCACAGATTGGCTCGATAGTTACAACATCGAAGATGTGATGAATCAATACGAGTTGGCCTATCCAGAGTTTGAGTTCATTGGACCCGTTCCAATTGACTTTGACGACAAGGATTCAGAATCTTGGGGAAAATGTATCGTAGATGAACTCTGTAAATTGAATCTTCAGGATTGTTTGAAAAAGGGTAAAACTAAAATCGGTATCGTCTACAATCTTGACCGCCATGATGAACCAGGCTCTCACTGGGTCTGCTCCTTTTTTGACTTAGAGCGCGGAAACGCCTACTACTTTGACTCATACGGCTACCCACCTCCCGATGAAATAGCACGTCTTCTCAAGCGTTGTAAAGATCAGGGTTGTAAGAATATCTACTACAACGACATTCGTCATCAGCGTAAAGGCTCAGAATGTGGTATGTATTGTTTGTTTGTTATTATTTGCCTTTTGAGCGGCAAAGAGTTTGCCGATATATGTAAAAACGTCATTGACGACGATAGAATGAATCGCTTTCGTGACGTAATATTTGCCGAAGAGAAACCACGTAAAGGGGCTTTAGAAGAGGCAGTTAAAACACTTTGTATCTGAGCGTTCTATTCCGCTTTCACGATATATGTTGATAGTTTAGAAAGATGTCCGGACGACCTAATGGTCCACAACAGAACTTGTTTCTAAACGGAACAAATTACTCCAAAATCGTCGGTTTCTTGCGTACTCGCTACGCTAAGAAAATGGGTGTATCCGCTCTCCCAGAAAAAGTAGACGAAAAACTTCAAAAATATACTCAACACTTTATGGCCGAAGTTGCTCGTGTTCAAGGTCAAGACAAACCTCAAAACACTTTGGCAACCGAAGTTATTCGCGAAACGGAAAACTCCATGGATGCCTGGTTGCGAAAACAGCAGGCCGCTCAACCACCAACCACCGTAAGTGTTGGAACCTTTCCTCGTGGCGAAGATATGAATACTCGTCTCTTCCAGGACACTAGCACTCGATATGAGAATATGATGGCCGCTCGTGCTCCTATACCAATCCCACAAGTCGGTATCCCAGACTTCCGAGCCCCAGCACCAGAAGTAGACGAAGAAGAGGATCCAGTACTCTTAATGCAGCGTGAAACAAAGCGACGCGAAGACCAGGCACGTGCTCTCGGAATCCCTGTAGCACCACCCGCTCCTTCATTTCCAACAAAAGGAGTACAACGTACTCAGGACGGTGCCTCCTCTGTACTTCCACCCCGTATGGAAATCCGCGACGACGCACCTCCTTCTGCTCTCAATCCTATCCCTCCTCAGGCCGATCCGCCTCCACCACTCCTCGCCCCTCGTCCCCAAGACTACATCATTCCACAAGAAGACGTAGTCAAATACCGCGAAACCGAATACAACGTCTTCATCACCAGTTCCGATCGTAACTGGATGCTCAACAACACCGAAAACCGTTACAACTTCTCCGTCATCTTCAACACCGGTAACACCACTGGCGCACTCGGATACAACAGTGCCGTTCAACAACGTTTCCGTAACATTCAGCGTATTGAATTTGTAAAGGCAATCGTTCCAATCGAATCTTTAACCGCGCTTGTACGTGTTCCCGCCGCTAACAACTTTGATACCAGTCGTGTTGTCAATATCTTTTCGCTGCCATTCGCCAGCGTTCGTATTGCCGAACTCAACAACAATCTCTTCTCCACCAATCCTGAAGAAGATAACACATTCGCAATCGTACAATACGATACCACATGGTCATCCGATTTATACGTTCCACAATCGTACTTACCCTCTACCTCCGCCGCATTCGCCAACATGCCAGCCGACAAAACCGGCTACACCGGCTTTATTCCTAAGTTTCTTAAGACACAACGTATTTACACTCCTACACCGCTCGCCACCCTCAACAAACTCTCTATCCGTATGGAACGCCATAACGGTAACTTGATTAGTAGTGACCCCGATGTATTCTCTATCGCTCGTATTCAACTCAGCGACTTGCTCACCAACTTTGGTGGTACAGGTACAACAACCGACAATACCAATTATAGCAGTGTTACAACGTCTGGTGCCGAAAATCCATACATCTTCATCCGCACAACCAACTACTTCTTATACAGTGCCATCTCTGAAGGGGACGTAATCAATATTCAAGGTTGTACTGCTCCAACCGGAACCAATATTACCGCAAGTGGAGCCGTCGACTTCCAAAACTACATCAACCAGTCGGCCGGTCAATATGTAGTAGCCACCGGTTTCATCAATGTATCTGGCGGTAACTCAACAATCAACTTAGGCCGCAACAATGCCGGTTATTGTAACGTTATCATCATCCGTAACCGCTTTGACAATCCTGCTACAACCGGTGGTACAACCCGTAATCTCGGACCATCGTATTTCGGCGGATTCTTATCAGAAGAAGAAAGCGCAACAAGCGGCTCAACCAGCGGTCTCACCTACTACCTCAACCAAACCGCATTTACTCAAACGAATTGTGCTCTGATCAATACAAGCCGTCAGACAAACTTCGTATTACGCATTATAACGCGCGATATGGATTCTACATCCAATATCCGTCCTGATAATGTATAAAACCCCGAACCTTACTCTTACAATATTATTTTGCCTTAGTTTGTTAGAGGATGTTAAGCAACGTAATACTCGTGCTTCTCGTGGTTATATTTATTATAACCTTCGTTGTGCCTTTAGCAAAGGCCAAAAATACTGAAGGATTTGATAGCGGTAATGGTTATCAATCCTACATGCGTGATTACTTGACGGACCGCAAGAAAATGATTAATACTGGTGACAGGCAATACAATTACCTCGGTGCCAGTCTTGATCCTATTTTGCCAACATTCGCAGTGGCTCCATCGGACATTGATAACAACTTTCATCTTACAACTAACCAGTATCTCCAACAATTCAATAAACTTACCGATGCCGCTAATAATGTTATCAAACAGGCTCTTAGTAATCCTGACATAGCACCTAGTGCTACTTCTCCGACTAATTTGGGACCTCGACCAGAAGGTGTAAAGGCTCAATTGCCCGCTGCCAACGATGTACTTATTCAGGCTCGTCAATGTGAAGCGGACTTACAGGGTCGTGCTAGTTGCTCCAAATTAAAGGATCCAAAGTACCGAGGTTGTGGTATCTGTATTGACGGTGGAACACGATTCAATGGACAATCGCCCAATAGTTTTATTGGAGGTCTTTTATCATTGGCCGCCGACCGAAGCCAACAAGAATACGACGCCAACGGTGACGCACCCGCCTATCAACCTTCGTTGGGTAGCTGTCCTCCTGGTATGTTCTACGTAGACGCCGATTCCTGTACCAAAGCGGTCAACCAACTCAACTGTAAAGAAATTGGGGACTCCGGTGGCTTCCAAGGTGGTCGAACAAAAGAAGGATTACAAATGCCGGCCGTAAATTGCGCACAGGCTCCAGTTCAAAACGTTTTTATATATCAACCTTCTGGCCGCAAGTTCGATGTAACATTGCGATGCTTATCACCATTCGGAACCGGTATTACACAAGTAATAGCCACACACGTTCCTACAAACAAGACCTTCAAAGCCGATAATAACGGTAATCCAGGCCAAGAGTTCACACTTCAGATTCGTGGAGTACAGGAAGAGGATCAGGTAAATATCATGGTGGTCCAAGAAGTTCCTCATCGTCCTAACGGTAAGGCTGAAGTGTTCCAAGTCGTTGAATTAGATAGCAATGGTAATGCTAAATCTCAGGATCAGAACTCCGCAAAAGCAATATGTACTCGTATGGGTTCGATTGTTGCGACAAAAGCACAGGTTAATAGTGCCAACAATAACGGATTACAATCTCAGTACTGTGGTTATGTATCGGATCAGCAACAGGGAGTTGTTGCCGTCCAATCCGGTATAAATGGATTATTCGGTGTTGGTGCCCCACAACAAATTGGTACTTGCAGTACAGCGGTTGGTACTTGGTGCTACGGTTTCCGACCTGCTAATACCATCAATAACAAACTTCCATCCTCCGTTGTTCCATTCTTTCAATCGTTCGGAAATAAGGCACAACCAGCTCAAGGACCAAGCACTGTAAGTCAATATTCCGACGCATCGAGCAATAGCCCTCCTGGTCTCTCTGAACGCGCCATCTTAATACAATGGGAAATGACCGGTTCCAATAATCGTACTGTCGCATTCCAACCTACAGTAACACAGGTCAACGGATACAAGGCCACCAATACATTGCGATTACTCGGTCCATTTGCCAGCAGTTCGCTCATTACCGGTCCAGCTTGGAGTTCTAAATTCACAATGCAGAAGAACCAATTCTGGTTCTGGTCGAATGCTCCTACATCTCAGACCGCTACATTTACAGCACTTGTTCCCGCTTTCTTAGGAGACCCATACTACTCAGACGATGTACAGAAGGCACCAATCGGTCCTCTCATCAGTAATCCCGCTTCAGTCCAATTATTGAAAACATCTCCCTGTTTCGCCGATGGACAAGCACCTGGTTCATACAGTGCCTCCTGTTTGCTTGAACTCTTCCAGGGTGCCGGCGGTGACCCCGCAAAAGGTTATCTCGCTACTCAAAACGGCGGTTTAACACAATTGAATAGTTACGGCGATTTATCATCAATCAGTAATTACTTAGACGACTTGTATGTTACTGCTACAACCGGTAAGGATGGAAACGGTAATGTTATCAGTCAGGATATGAATACTCGTATTGCCGCTATGAACGACGCCGCACTCAAACTCTTCGGTTTCAAGATTACAAATCCATGTGAAGATATTGTCGATAACGCCGACGGTTCGGTTGGTTTAATTGCTAAACCAATGGGCAATGTCACCCCTGACTGCTTACAATACTTATGGCTCAACAACGAAAACGACCAGGATCGTTCTCCAAACGCACCACAACCTGGCGGTCTCTTTACAAGCACATACACAACTATTGCCGACCGTTTCAGTGGTTTACGATACAACGAAAGTACTCCAAATAGACGTAAGCAGTATCCATTCCAAGCCTGTCAAGTTACTGGTACTATGGCACCAATCAAGAATGGCCAACCAGATATGGCAGTTGTAGGCAAACTCTCCTCTATGAATAGTTTACAGGCGGTTCAAGATTACTTCAACGGCATTCAGCGAATGGCCAACTACGCCGGACCAAGTGATAGTAAGGCCCAAGCGGTCGCAATGCAACAATGTTACGGTATCAACCAAATCAAGCGTTCATCTCTCGGTTACGGCTGTACATTAATCTCGCCATCCGATGTCAAACCTGGTATAACCTGTTACGTCAATTTAGGTGATCCATCTGACGGAAACAACTACTTGAACTATTCTAGTGGTGCGGCCTTCTTTGGTGGCGGCTCCGATACTCCAAATATTCAATTCTACTTAGCCCCTGCTCTTAATGGACAAGCCGGTTGTATTTCATTTATGACTCTCGATGTAACTCCTCTATATCTTCGTCATTCAGGATTCCGCATCTGGGCACAACAAAACGACGGTTCTAATCTATTCTTTCAAGACGCAAGTTGGAAGATTCTTCCATCTCTCAATAATGATTCTAGTATGGTATCATTCCAATCTGTCAACTATCCAGATCATTACCTCAGTCAATCCGGTGGTAAAAAGGAAGCATGGAGTACAGTATTCGCTAGAACAACACCCGATGCTAATAGTAAGTCGTTCACTATAATTGGCGTTCCAGGCAAACCTATGACTCCTAACATAACTGTTAATGGTAGTTACACTACAAAGGTAGTTGATGGAATAACTTACTATATTGTTACCGGCAATTCGACAATATCTAGTGACCGAGCAGTCAGTTTAACCTACTTCGCAGTAGGTGGTGGTGGTAGTGCTGCTGGTGCTTGCGGTGGTGGTGCCGGTGGTCTTCAAACAAACAGTTCTTCATATGTGTTTAGTTCGCAGAAAGGACCAGATCTCAATCTTCAAGCCGGTGCTTCTTACAATATCACAATCGGCCAAGGTGGAAATACAGTCAAAAGTATCAGACCAACCGGTACAATATTATCTGGTCCTGGTGCTAGTATTAACGCACTTCCAGGTACCGACGCCGGTTGGACTAGTTGGTATGGACCTGCTTCTGGTGTTGGTGGTTGTGGTGGCGGTGGTTCTCAGTCTTTAGGTTTACAGGGCGGTTCTACTAGCGGTGCTAATGGTGCTCCTATTGGTAATGCCGGTGCCGGTATCGGTGGTAACATTGTTAGTTATACACAACAAGGTCCTGGTATTTCTTACATTGGAAATATGTACGGTGTAGGTGGTGAAGGTGATATAGCCTATAATAAACTTGTTGACGGTCCTCCAAATACCGGTAACGGTGGCGCAGGTGGCGGTAGTCTAGGACCTCCATCTGGACGAATGCCACCAGTAGCATCCGGTGGTTCAGGTGTTTTCATATTTTCCGTAAAAGCGTTGTTGCCCGATAAGAAATAATCACTTCAGTCAATTAACTAAACTGGTTTTTATTGAATTAAGTTTCGCAAGAACTGCGAAAATCAATTCAATTATTTAGCATTAAGAATTAGAGTAAAATGTTAAAAGGACATATTATTATATTGATCCTTTTGGTATTGCTATTTATTTGGGTTTTTGTCATACCTATAGCTCGTAGCAAAGCCGGCGGCGAAAAGGAGGCGTTTGACGATGTGAACTATATGAGTGACTATACAAATGAACGAGCTAAAATGATAAATATGACTAATCAGATTTATAATCCACTCGGCGCTTCACTCGATCCTCTAATCCCTCATTTTGCTGTCGCAAAACAGGACATTGATCCAACACTGAGTGATAATCAATATATATTAAAATTCAACCAATTCACCAATGCCTCAAATCAACAAGTTTTGGCTGCTCTCCAAACTCCCGACCAAAGTCCTACAGGTGACTCTGCCACATTTATGGGTATAGTTCCACAAGATGTAACACCCCAATTACCAGGTCCTAATGATATGTATATAGCTGCTGTAAAATGTCAAGCTAATCTCAAGACCCGTGCCAGTTGCTCCCAACTCAATGACCCTGCTAACCAACTTTGTGGTATCTGTATCAAAGGTGGTACCGCACTTGATGGAAGTTCTCCTAAAACCTATATTGGTGGTCTTCTATCATTATTCCAGGACCGAAGACAACAGGAAGAGGATGCCGGTGATAATGATCCAATATATCAACCTAGTCTCGGTATGTGTCCTCCCGGCATGTTCTACGTAGATGCCGACTCATGTACTAAGGCAGTCAACCAACTCAACTGTAAAGAAATCGGTGAAACCGGTGGATTTAACGGCGGTTCAACTACTGAAGGACTTACATTAGACAGTGTCTCTTGCGCCCAAGCACCAGTCGCCGGCAGTGACGTCTTCGTATATCAACCATCTAATCAAGCATACACAGTATTACTTCGTATTATTACACCATTCAATACCGGTATTACAAAGGTTGTTGCCACACATCGTCCATCAGGCAGATCTTACACTGCTACAAATGAAGGAAAAGCGGGACAAGAGTTCACACTTAAAATACCAAATGTCATCGAAGCCGATACAGTCGACGTATTAGTAGCCCAAGAAGCTCCTAATCGTACAAATGGACAGTCTGAAGTATTCTTAGTTAAGGAAGCAAGTGTTACAGGTAATAGAACATATGACGCTGATGGTGCTAAAACATTATGTAATCGTCTCGGCACTTCTGTCGCTACCTCCGCCCAAATTAATGAAGCATTAGAAAACGGATTACAATCCCAATATTGTGGTATGACTAGTGATGTTGGCGGTATGTTTGCGGCACAATCAGGCTCATCCAAAGTACAATTACTTCCTGTCGGCTCAGCACCTTCAACTGGTTTATGTGGTCCAGCAGTCGGAGCATGGTGTTACGGTTTCAAACCAGCGGAAACATTGACAAGTTTTACCACAACAAATCCTATCAAAACAAAATTCATTAGCTTTTTCGACTCTTTCGGTGATAACGCTACACCACCACAAGGACTTAGTCAATATAGTAGATTTAGTACTGAAGGTGAATTGGATCCACCAGGTCATTCTAACCGCGCTGTAATCATACAATGGGAAATGGCCGGTTCAAACAGTCGTACAATTCCATTCCAACAGACTATTACCATGATTAACGGTTTTCCTACAAATAATGTATTACGTCTTCTCGGACCTTACACACGTAGTTCTCTTATCTCTGGACCATCATGGAACTCCGATTCTACTATCGTAAAGAACCAGTTCTGGTTCTGGTCAAATCAACCCAAGAGTCAAACCGTCGTATTTACTTCTCAAGTACCAGGTTTTCTCAATAATCCCTATTACACCGATGATATCGCAAGGGCACCAAATGGTCCTTTGATCTCCAAACAAAGTACAAGTGCCTTGTTACAAACCTCAGCTTGTATGGCTAAGGATCAAACTCCTGGCAACTACGGTGCTGCATGCTTACTCGAACTCTTCCAAGGTGTTGGTGGTATTCCTGGAAAAGGTAAGCTTTCCACAGAAAACGGAGGCTTATCTCAACTCAATAGTATGGGTGATATTGATGCTATTTCCGCCTACCTCAACGGACTATACAGTGCTGCTACAAGTGGTAGAGATGGAGATGGTAATCTTATCAGCAACGATTCTACAACACGTATGAATGCTATGAATGATGCTGCACAAAAACTTTTCGGCTTTGATATATTGAATCCTTGTGAAACAATCGTTGATAATGCCGATGGTTCAGTTGGAGTAGTACCTACACCAATCAGAAGTGTAACATCAGATTGTCTCCAATTCTTATGGCTCAATGCTGGAAGCAATGAAAGTAGAATAGGTAATAATGGTGCTACTTATACAAGTATCTTAGACCGTTTCAGTGGTCTTTTGAAAACCGAAAGCTTACCTGCTAAACGTAAACAATACCCATTCCAAGCCTGTCAGTTAACCGGTTCTATGTCACCAATCAAAAACGGCCAGCCAGATATGGCAGTTGTTTCAAATCTTCTTAAGAAAAATAAAAGCATATTAGATATTCAAAACTACTTTGATAGTATTCATAAAACCGCTAACAACTTTGCCAACGATTACA